AATTAACTTCATTTTATTGGCCTATTCCGTTATTACCACCAGGCGTAGTACCATATGGAGGATAATTAAATGCAGCAGGATCTCTGAATTGACCTCTAGAGTAGTATTCATTTTGTTTGCGTAATTCCATAATGAGTGTGTAACTATTATTCGCAACCATTCCTCTAGTTGTAATACCAATGTCACCATTTGAACCTGGTTTGTCTTTTGTTGGATTTGAAATAGTAATCCAGTTGCCTGCGCCGTCATATTCACCAACACCACTTAAAATTGCAATTGTTTGTGGTGTAGTTGCATTCCAAAAAACCTCAACGTCAGCAGCATTAGAATTTGTACAATCAAACCACAATCTATACAAAGCTAGACCATAGTAATTTAAAGCTGTATTTGCTATATAACCAGCATTGTTTACAACAGGAAAACCATTGGTAGCCAAAGCGCCAGAAAAAGAATTTGCTGAGATTCTATAATTATTGGCCTCTTGGCCACTACCATCAAACTTTGCAGTGAGTTTGATGACAGTGTGTTGTGTGTCGTCTTTTAAGACTTGATAACCATATACATTAGGCATGTTTTATTCCATTCTATTTTAATATCTGTCACCACTTGAGTGTCTAGTCACACCAGCTTTTGGTGTAGTAGTTTTACCACCAGAACTAGACTTGTCCTTACTAAAAATAGAAGGGCCTTTTCCTGAGGGGAATGTAGATTTCTTTACTTCACTCTTTTCATCATCTTTAGGTTCATTTTTTTCCACATCTTCTTTCATATGGCCTGCATTTTCAGCAGCTTTCAAAACATCACGGCGATCTGCATAACTTCCATTAAATGTACCTTTTGCTAAATGTGGTTTATAAACATCATGGTGTTCTGGCTTGATGTGTTTTAAAACTTGAGAAGCCATTGGATGTAAACTATCTTCTTCATTCATTTCTTGACCAGATTTATTTGTAGATTGATCTTTCTTCTTAGAATCTTTTCTACGTGCATCTTTCATTTCACCTGGCTCGTCATCTTCAGGCTCATTTTTGCTGTCCATTTTTTCTAATGACTCTTGTGTTACCAAGTTTTGTGCAATCTCTTGTTTCTTTGCTTCGATTGCAGCAGTTACTCTATCGTGAATAGATGCGTATAGTTGATTACGAAATTCAACACCGTTGTCTTCCATTGAAAAGTCGATTAATTTTCTTGTGTCCATTTTATTCTCCGTTTAGTTTGGTGAAATACTTTTACTATTTATATTATTCTTTACTAGTCTGTTTTTTTATAAGTTTTGCTTCATGTTCTGCAGCATCTTTATCCAATTCAGCCTGATGTTCACTATCACCTTGTCCAATGGTACTCATCATTTGTTGTTGAACAACAGAATTTGTAACATTGACAGGAATACCAACACCTGCTTCTTTTTCTTCTTCCATTTCACTTTCCATTTTCTTAATGTCATCATCATTTAGGCGAAGAACATTACGCTGAATCCATGCATTAGAGAAGTATCGACCAGTATATGGGTCAACTTCTTGCAACAAACTTAGACGCTCTTTCATCAACTCAGCTTCTTTCAACTCAGTAAAATTGTTGTCTTTAATGAAACTGTAGTGTACATGCTCTCTGAATTCTTTCCATTCGTTATCAGTACAAATACCTTTAAGTACACATTGTACTCTTAAACACTGGTCAAACAAGTCAGAAAACTTAGTACGTTGTCTTGCAACAAACTTAGCAAACTTTAATTCATCACGAGTAATCTCACCAACACGGCCTAAAGAGAACCCGGATTGATTAGGATCAAGTCTGGATACTGGAACGTTCAAAGACTTATACAACTTCTTCTCAAAGTATTTAACGTCTTCCAGTTCGCCTAGGTTTTGTCCACCTGGCAATGTAGTAATCTCTGTACCTTTGCCGCCTTCTCTACGTGGCAACCAAAAGTCTTCCATCATAGACAAGAATTTACGGTCATCACGAACTTCACCTGTGTTAGCGTCATACACTAACTTGTTCTTGTACTTGACCATAATGTCACGTAGGTATTGTTCTGCCTTCAGTTTAGGCAAGTTACCAACGTCAATGTAGAAAATACGGCGTTCAGGTGCTCGAGATATACGATAGATAACTGTCGCATCTTCAATCATACGCAATTGATTTAAAGGTTTGATTGCTTTGTGTAGATATGATAGCACAACTGCTCTACGTGAGTCCATCAAACCAGAAACTACAGATACAACAGAATCAGTAGTAATTCGAGTACCAACAGGACCAAAATTTGTAGAACTTCCTGTGGTTACTTTGTCATTATAAATGTAATATTCATTTACGGTATTCATAATTTCAATACCGGTGCGTTCATCTTTTTGTTTCTTAATCTCACGTATCTTACGCATCTTACGCGGATCAATATATCTTAACTCTCTAATACCCATTGTAGGATTTTCACGGTCTACAATGATATGATAAAAGAGTTTACCATCAATATAAAATCTGCGGAATATATCTTGCGCCATTCTTGTATAATTAAGCATACGCAAAATAGTAGCAAATTCATCTTTGATAGCTTTTTTAATCTTTTCTGGTTGTCTTAAATCATCTAAAACAAGCTCAATATTTTTACCATCATCATCTTGACAAATTGCTTCGTTGACAATATCATCAATAGCAGATTCAATTTCTGGCTGCATAGCCATCTCACGATAACGAGAAATAAGTTCTACTTCATTCTTTGCGGTGCCATCTAGGTCAACATATGTACCATAATATGCAGCAGAAGTGATCGTTAACGCACCATCATCATTACTTGGTGGTGAGAACGATTGTTGTGCTGTTTTGTTTTTGTCTTCCTCTTCACGAGAAATTGTAAAACCAAACAAAGAAAATTTATTTGCCATCTGTAATAAGTCCGTTCAATAAAAAACATAATAGAAGGACCGAAGTCCTTCTGTATATAGTTAGACTATAATTAGGTTGTTAGGCCTGTTGTTGCACCAGTAGTACCAGTAGTCCAGTATTGATATGCAAATGTTACTGAAAACTCTTCAATCGTATCATTTGAAGCCCAATCTAATTCGATTGGAGACAAATCAACCGGAAACATACCAACAAAGTTATAACCTTTGATAGCACCTGCTGCACCAGAACTTGCAGAACCAGAAGGTCCTACTTTGCCGTACTGATAAACCTGTGCGTCTGTAGTATAGTTTTGACCTGTTGCAGAAATCGCAACACCTGCATTGCCTCTGATGTTAGATTCGTTGCTATTGATAGCATTCATCCAACCTTCAATTGCATTACGAATCATAAAATCTTCATCATTAATGATTGTGATTGTCCAGTCTGCAAATGTTCTGTTGCCTGCAAATTTCATTTCACGACCAAAATAATATAACGGCACGGTACCAATTGTGGAACCGGGCAATTGTGCTGTTTTAGCCATGAATGAAAGTTTGTTTCCAGTGATACCTGGAATACCAGTCATAACAACTTGGAATAGATTTGGACGAGCTCCATCACCTACCAATCTTTGTGTAAAATCGCTAATTGTAAATGCCATTTTAATCTCCTGTTATTTTATTTATTAACCTGTAGCGCCAGTAATTGTTGAGAAACTAACACCAGTACCAACTGCAACAAAATTCAATTGGATAAAGTTGACAGAACGATTAGGTTGAATGTAAATATCACCAACAAACTGATTGTTATTAACAACAGAAGGAGTGTTATTTGTAGAATCGCATACAACTTGGAATGCAGTAATACCACGTTGTGCTTGAACCTGACGTAAGTAAGGTGTAACTAAAGCAACAAATTGTGCTTGAGTGAAACCATCATTAAATTCAAACAATGAATATTGTGCAGCCTTAGAAATTGCTTTCTCTAACACAATGAACAATCTACGTACATTGATACGGTCGAATGCTGAAGGTTGTGTTTGCAATGTCTTGTCACCAAACAATACTGTACCTTGACCAGGGAATGAAGCAACTGGATTAACAGCAACTTGGTACAATGCATCACGTCCTGCTTGTGGTGGGTTATATGCTAACTTAATAACATTCTTGATTACACCACGAGAATAACCTGCTGGTGAGTACCATGGGCTGTTGTTTGAATCTGTATACACACATAGACCAGCAATGTCACCATTCAATGGTACCCAACGATATGCGTTGTTGTAACGGTCAAACAAATATTTCCAACCAGAATCTGCGAATCCATATGAACCTGTTGGTCCACCTACGACTGAAGTTAGACCATTTGCCCAAGAAACAATACTAGCTTGTTCTAAACCAGGATTATTAACTACTGCTGAAATTGGAGGTGAAACGAAAGCAACCGCATCTTTACGAGCAAAAGCGATCTGTACAGCATTTTGTTGTACTGCTGTATTTGTATATGGACCAGTCATAATCAATGAAATTGATGTTTGTGCTGTATCTGCAAAATAAGACATTGCAGTTATAACGTCTGCATCAGAAACTGCTGCATCTGATCCTGTAGCCATTGATACTGTGTAAGGTGCAGCCAATGTAGTAAAATTGGTGTTAGCAGAAATTTTACCCCATGAAGTAGCTGTACTATTGTAGTTTGGTGGATCAATTGCATAAATGTATTTTGAATTATTAAAAATTGCATTTTTGTAATAATTTGATTGACCAGTAGAATCTAAACTATCTACCGCTTTAGAAACGTAAGCAAATGTTTCTAAGACTGTACCTTTTGTTCCAGAGAATAGGCCGCCAGTATCAACAACTGCAATGTGCAATTGGTCATTTGCACCGCCTGCTTGAGATACGAAATAACCTGTGCTAGGCAATGAGTTAAAAAGGCTATACAAGACTGTATTAGCATAAACAGTATTTGCTGAATTATAAATTGGAACTTGCCATGGAGCAATACCTAAAGTTGTATTTCCTGTGAATTGGTTGGTATTTGAACCTGCATCAATTACAGATACTGTCAATGAATTTCCTAATACTCCTGGATAACGAGCAACAAAAGAACCATAATTGTTACCGTTGTTGTTATTCAAGTACTTGTATTGGAAATCGTCAGGATTTGCTATTTGAACTGTAGAGTTTGCTAATGGAGTAGCATCAATACTGTGTGCATTATTGGAACTTGCATTTACTGCACGAACAATTTGTAGATTATTTCCATAAGCCAAGAAAGATGCAGCAGTAAAAAATGATGCTGCAAATGTGGCATCAGTACTGGGTTCTGTAAAAATGTTAACTAATGTTTTTTCACTGTCAACTGAAGTTATTTTCTTAGCTGGGCCCCAGTTAAAAGCACCTGCGTAAGCACCGGCTGTAGTCAAAACAGAAGGAACAACTGTTGTTAAGTTGGTTTCTGTTGTAATTACACCTGGAGATAATTGAGCTATTTGCGCCATATTGATCTTCTCCTTGAATTATTCTGTTATAGGTACATTGCACCATTTGAATATTTATGAATCATTATTTTTATAGATTTTTAGACCAGTTGCGGATATAACTTCCGTATGTATCTCCGCCTGGACTAGAATCCCATAAATCTCCATCAATTAATTCAAGTTGCATTTGCATGCTGTCATCTAAAATAGGTGCAGGTAGAGTTTCATCATCTAACTGATTCATATTTTCCAACTGCATTTGTTTACGGATATCATGGTCGACAATTTCTTTGAAATATTTTTGTGTGGTTGCCCAAGCAAAAAGTACCAAAGATGTAACTAAATCGTCATTTGAGCCTTCATCTGCCGCAAAAGAATTGTTTTTTGCAATAAAAGTAGTTAATTCCGAGATTGTGTCAAAGTCATTTACTATCAACTTATCACTTTCGATTAACATTTTTAAATTGGAACAACCAATTCTTTTCACCTGAGGTGACATTTTGATACCCAACTGCACACCTCTTGCAAAACCAGCACTCAATTGTTGTGGTCTCTTGTTGCCTGTAAATATCTTCCACAAGTTTTCATACTCTAATTCTGAGTGTAGTGTCTCTGCAATCTGTGGTGTATTGTTTATTTCAACCAAAACATATGCATCGTTATACATTCTTGCCACATTATAGATGACAGTAGGAAATAATATTGGTGAAATCGATGAACTATGATATGATGCAACTTGTTTGTATGGTACTTTTGAGATATCAAATACAGAAAATGCAGATGAATCTAGATTTTTACCTTCTGAAACGTCAACGGTGATTGCATATAGATGATCTCTTACAACTCCTGTGTCTGTATCTTCTTTGATTGGTTTTTCATAAATCTTAACTTTATCATGTTCATAAACAGGATCAAAGTAAACCATTTGTTGAAGTTTTTCACCTGAAATAAGTGTGTTTGTAGAACCCAAGAATTCACACTCAAACTCTTGTCGGAATTGTTCAAGTGATGTATTACGTATTGTTTCTTCTTTCCATTTCTCATCACGACCTGGAACCATAGACCAGTGAATTGAGAATGTTTTGTACCCATTCTTCTTACCAATTGCATCCATCCACAACTTGTAGAATAGATTCATGCCATTTGGTGTAGATACAATAATAATCTTTGTGGACTTACCAGATGAGATAACAGGATAAACTGAGTTAAAGAATTCATTTGCAATGTTTGCAGGAACGAACGCAAACTCATCTAAAAACACTACGTTAAATGATCCTCCACGAACCGCAGACGATGAGGTTGACGCTGCAATAATCTTAGAACCATTCTCTAGTTCTACATTACCTTTGTTCCAAACAACAATACCTTGTTGCAACCACATGGGAAGATTTTCATATGCCAGTTGGTATTTGGCCAAAATATCTCTTGCAAGAGAACCTTTATTAGCAAGAACTGCAATGTTTTGTGAGTCTGTAAACAATGTTAACCATAACAAATATGCAACTGATGTGGTAGTTTTACCAACTTGACGAGGACATTTAGTGATTGCAAATCGATTTTCGTGAAATAACTTAATCATGTCTTTCTGAAAATCCCACATCTTGAACGGCATCAAACCTTGATCAACGTTAACAATCTTGATGTAGTTAGCTGCAAAATAGACCGGGTCTTTTGCACACTTCATGTATTCTTCAACTTGTTCTTGGCTATATTTTAGTTGAACACCTATACGTTTGAGTAATGGATTATCTCTGTATGACTCTTTACTTGTTATCATTATTATTCTTAATCAATTTATTCAATTCAGAAGTTGATCCAACAAATATAGCTTTGTCGATGTGTGTCGAACCTGATGGTGCATTCTTTTTATCCATCTCACGCATTTGTTTTTGTACTGCAAGAAGTTCTTTGTTTGCATCTACTACATTTTTTAATAATGTTCCATATACTTCAAATGCTCTTGGATGCTGGCCTGCTTTTGCAATTTGCAAAATTTCTTCCATTGCATCTTTGCCTTGATCGATTAAATCTTGTAAATTTGATTTGGTCTGTTCGTATGCATCCACCAAATCTTCTTCAAGGTTTGTGTCTATCAATTCTGTTGTTTCTTCTTTTTTTGGTACAACTGGCAATTCAGCCTTTGGTGAAATATCAAATATTTCTTCCATACTTTTTTCAAATTTATTCATTAATATTCAGTTATATTGGTTGTATATGTATATGAACTATTAGCATTAGCTGTTGTTGGATTTGGTGTGATTACTATCTTAGCAAACTGTTTAGGTGAAACTGTGTAACTATTGAAAGACCAATTAGCAGCAGATTCTAATCCTATCATTGCAGTATTTGAAACAAAATTACCTTGTAAATTTGAAACTGTTAGTTGTGTATTTGCTGAATTCCAAGATGCTACTTTTGCTGACGCTGTAGCCATTGGACTTGATGCACCTTGATAAACTGTTTCACCAATTTTGTATTTTCCAATACCACCAGAGTTTAATTTAAAAGTGACATACTGATTGGCTTCCATATCATTCATAATATTTGTAATAGAAGTCTTGATTAATCCAGAAGTTGATGTTGCACCAAAGATGAAACCTTTAACAGTAAAATTCAATGTCCAGATAATCATTCTTGTATCTGAATCTCTGTCACCTTCAAATGTTACCTCGTAATCAGTACTATTCAATACAATAGGAACTTCTTTAATGATGCCCATTTCGGGAATCATATTAATTTTGATTGTATAATCTGGTGCAAAAAATGGTAAAATATGCTCGATGATTTGATTACCATCTTCAATATTTCTTACATACAAGTATAAAGAAAAATCAAAATCATAAGGAACAGGAACATACTGTGAATTGATGAGTGATGCATTCTGATGAAATTGTTTAATGTTTGTTATTTGTTTTCTTGATGCATCATATTTTAATCCATTCATTTCATAAGACATTCTAGGCAATGTCATCATTACCTTTTTGTCTAAGTCTGGATCACCTTGTAAACGCACCACATATAATTCTTTTGCTGCATAATCAATAGGCACAATAAAACGTTCTTGTTCTGTCAAGTCTGGATTATAACGAACCAATGTAATGTTATTGAACAAATCACCAAAAGCAACCGTCAACTTACGAATCATTCTATTGTAAAATACATTTGCCATTATAGACCACCAATTGGATTAATTTCTGTAGTTACAACAAAAGTATTTGCAGCAGTCTGTATTGTCTTATTATCATATGGTTCTTTGATAGCCGGTGCTTGTAACGGATCAAAGTTGAACAATGTGTATCTTGCATTACTCTTCAGACCAATAATAGATATGTTATCAACAAACTCACCTGCAATATTTGTTACAGATAAAGTATTTGATGATGGTATCCAAGACTGTACTGTAGCAGCTGTAAATGCATTTGCATATGTGTTATCATTTGACTGGAAAACCAATTCTTTT